ATACAAAGAGAGTGTGAACCATGATGAACTATATGCTTGGGTAGCTGAGATAGAAGCACCAGTTTATTTATCAAGTTATAAATCGCCACTTAAACCAGTACGAGCTATGAACCACCGAGCCTTATTAAAAGGCGGTAGTACAAAAGAAGCCAGCGATAGGATTGAGTGGTTATTCTACAATGAGCGTCAATTAACACCACAGACGGTATAAGAACAGGGCAAAAGCAGGGCAATTATGAGCAAAGTAACCAACACTAACCCACCAGAAGAACATAGATTTAAAAAAGGTGAATCTGGCAACCCTAACGGTAGACCTAAAGGCGTGCCTAACACTAAGACACGCCTACAACGCTTACTCACACTAGAGCAAGAAATACTGAACCCTGTCACTGGCAATAAAGAGATGTTCACTGTAGCAGAACAAATGGACTTAGCTATGATAAACAAAGCTCGTAAGGGTGACACTAGGGCTTATCAGGCATTAGTTGATAGGCTAGAGGGCAAAGCACCACAGTTTATAGAGCAAAAGACCGATCATACTACACAGGGCGAACCAATTGGCATACCTACAAGTAACTTAGTAGAACAATTCTTAGATTATGTAAAACAAGATGCAGACAAACCAATCAATCCTAAATCAGAGTAGTGTCGTAGCGTGGGTATTAGATAATAACCTAGTTACTGAGACTGGTACAAAAGTAGAGTTCAAACGTCACAAGTTTCTAATAGACTACTTAGAAGATCAGCATGAAGATATATGCGCCCCTAAAGCTGCACAGATAGGTGCTACAGTTGCTGAGACACTAGACGAAATACACACCGCCTATTACAAGAAGTTATCTACTATTCATACACTACAGAACTCAGATGTTATTAGAGGGTTTGTCGCACCAAAAGTCAATCCCATTATATACAACAACCCAGCTATATTAGAGATGCTGAGAAAAGACAGCGAGAATCTAAAACAGTTCGGTGATGGTTTCGTGTTCTATCGTGGCGCACAAGCTGAGTCACAAGCTATTAACATATCAGCTGAAATATTAAAGATTGACGAGATGGATAGGTCTAATCAGCGAGTAGTTGAGATGTTTCAATCACGCCTTGATGCTGCAAAAGCACGAGGCATACAACCAAAGGTAAGACGATTCAGTAACCCTAGTGCTATTGGTTTTGGTGTTGATGCATATTGGCAAAAGTCTAATCAGTTTCATTGGTTTGTAAGATGTACTCACTGTAGTCATCACATGTATATAGATTGGGAGAAGGACGACAGCAAGTCACATTATGTAGATAGAATCAAACAGCAGTTTGTGTGTGGTAATTGCGGTAAAGAGCTAACTGATGAAGATAGGCGCACTGGTAACTGGTATGCAAAGTGGGCTAACAGAACTGATAGGCATGGTTATTGGTTCAGCCAGCTAATGTGTAGTTGGTTTACAGCCAAGGACATTATCAAGAAGTTTGATGATAACAGCATTGACTACTTCTATAACTTTGTACTAGGTAAAGCATACACACCAGCAGACATGCGACTAGATCGACAATCTATATTAGATAATGTACTCGATAAGACAGTAACTTATCAGGGTGCTGTCATGGGTAGCGATATAGGTAAACCACACTGGTATTGGGTAGCTACACCACAAGGCTACATAGCGTGTGGTCACGCAGAATCATGGGAACAGCTAGAGACAATATTCTTAACATACAACTGTCAAGCGTGGGTTACTGATGCAGCCCCTGAATATACTATGTCTGAGAAGATGGTCAAGAAGTATCCAGGCAAAGTATGGGCTTGCACGTTTTCACTTGACACTAAAAACATAGGTGTGGTGCGGTGGGGTCAAAAAGAAAAAGCTGGAACAGTCAACGTAGATAGAACAAAAATGATAGACAAATACGTTACTGAGATAAATAACAAGACGCTACCTTTTCTAATCAAACCTACAGAACTAGAGACGTTCATTACTCATGCAGCCAATATGTATAGGCAGATAGAGACTGACGAAAAGGGCATGGTAAGAATACGTTGGCTCACACCAGAGGGCAAACCAGACCACTTAGTATTAGCAGGTGTCTATTGTCGTGTGGCATTAGAACAATCTATGGGTGTTACAGGGAGTGCGTTGGTGTCACCCAAATTGCCTACTGAGAAGAAGTCTTATATAGTAGAAGATGGAAAATTACAAGGTATGCACATTGACCCTGTTGCACTTGCAAAGGAAAGCAACGAACCAACAAAAGACTGGAAACACAATTGAACGTAGCCATTTATCTAGTTAAGAAGAACAAACCTCATATGGATAAGATGTGCTGCTTGACGTGTGGTCGCTGGATATTCAGTACGAATCGTGACCCTGTAGCAGTGGTATTCTCAAGTGGTACACCTGTAAAGACATTGCCAGGTTCAGTAACAGTAATAGAACATAAGTGTAGGGGCTGTGAAACAATTTATAAGTTTTATTTTTAGTGGTATTATATCAACAGACGGACAGTCATATGGACTGTCTATTTTTAATGGGAACTATACATGGACACATACTCACAAGTAAAAGCATATCAAGACCCACGAGTAGATAACTTAGACGATACAGGCGTTATTGATGAACTGCCGATACTCGATTTAAGTATCTCTGACAGTGAAATAACAAAGGGCTTAGAAGCTCGCATACAAGACAGCAAAGATTATTGGAACGATGTCAAAGGCTATAACCTTGAGAACATTCGTAATGAAAACCAAAAGCTATATCTTGGTAAACACCTAGATACAGACCGGCTATATCGTCATAACATACCGTATGTACAAAATGAAATATATGTTGGTGTTGAAACTATCATCAGCTATGTTTGTTCACAAATACCACAGCCTGAAGTTTACGCAGCACAGGACACTCAAGGCAGTAAGATACTAGCCGAAGATATTGAAAAGGTAGTATTTGCACACAGCGAGAAGTTTAACCTAGCCAAGAAGATTGAGGGTGGCACACGCAACATGTTCTTAAAGCGTGTTGGCTTTATTAAATTACACTTTGACCCTAACTATGGTCGTAACGGTGAGATTATCCCCGAAGTTATTGACCCTGAGCATATCATTGTGGATAAGAACGTTAAGCTAGGCGAGAACCCTGCTTTTATTTGTCATAACATGAAAGCTAGCATACAAGAGCTATGCGAACGTTACCCAGATAAAAAGGATAAGATATACGAAGCTTGCGGTATTAAGCAAGGCACACCAAAGCAACTGTCTACTATTGTTACTTATCGTGAAGTGTGGATAACTCACTACGAGGACGGCAAGAAGCAAGAGGGTGTTGTTGTTTACCTTAATAAAACTGTACTCAGTAAAGACAAGAACCCGAACTGGGATTATGAAGAAGATGACGAGGGTGCAGAACGCACTAACTTTTTAGACTATCCAATTAAGCCTTTTATACCTTTCAACTACATCAATGACGGCTCACACTGGATTGACCAGATTACACCTGTAGAACAGGCAACGCCACAACAGCACATGCTGAACAAGCGTGGTCGTCAGATTATGGAGAACGCAGACAAAGCTAACCCATACCAGATATTCAGTAACAAGGCTTTAAGCTCAGATGACGCACAAAACCTAACAGGCGACACTAACCAAAAGATATTGCTTGATACTGAGGACGTTAGAAGTGCTGTAACAACCGTACAGCCTAACCTACTACCTAGTTACGTTATTGGAGATAAACAAGACTTACAGACTACTATACACAGTATTCTAGGCACACCACCACAGCTACGAGGTGACGACAACGGTAGCCAAACACTAGGTCAAGACCTTATGGCTCGTAACCAGGCTATGGGTAGACAGGACGCTATTGTACGAGCTATTGAAACATCAATGAACCTGTACTTTAGGTTGCTGGTGCAGATGATGAAAGTCTGGTATGACGAAGATCACTACTACATGGCTGTTGGTGAGAATGGAAGTTATGACCGTATTGCTATGCGTAGCGATAAGATAGAGGACGGCATTGACATTCGTGTTAAGGCTGGCTCAACACTACCATTTGATAAAGTACGAGCTGAATCAGTAGCCATGAACCTTGCTAAGATGAGCATGATTGACCCATTGTCACTATATGAAGATTTGCACATGCCTAACGCACAGAAGCGATACGAGCGTCTTGTTAAGTATCAAGTTGACGCAACGCTACTAGCAGAGGACTTGAAAGAGGAAGAAGCAGACAGGGACGCTTACATAGACTTCACTACTATTATGGGCGGTGGCTATGCTCCACCTCGTGAAGATGTTACTGAGGAACACTTAAAGAGTCACCAAGAACAGTTAGTAAGCGGTGAATATAAGAACGCTACACCTGAAAAGCAATACGCACTGCAAGAACACATTAAAGCTGAAACTGAATCATTAGCTGAAAAGGCTAATTTACTAGCACTTATGGAACCTGAACCTATGGAAACAGAACTGGGCATGGGTGAAGAAGTACCACTACCCGGTGAAGAACTACAAGCTGACGGTATGGCAGCACCATTACAAGAACCTGCAACACCTGAAAGCTCGGGCGGTACAGATATGTCAAGCTCTATGGCTAGCCCGTTAGTATAAAGTAAAAGCCCCCCATCAAAAGAGGGCTTTACATCCTTAGCGATGTCTTAATATTAACACGGTATGGTACTATTAGTAAGTAATTAAATAGGAGCTTTTATGTCAGACTTAGAGTCAAAAGCAATGGCAGCGTTTGATGCAGCCGAAGATACATCTAATGCTGGTGATGATACTAGTGCGGATGATCAAGCCGATACTGGCGAGGAAACACAAGATACAAACGAAACAAAAGAGGAAGAATCACAAGATGAGTCAAATGACGAATCTGCAGATGATAGCGAGGCAGATAATACTGATGAGGACGCAGACGCTGAATCAGATGATGATGAAGCCGAAGATGACGAGGACGAAGAAGATGATGATACGGCTGACGAGGGACTAGAAACTGAACCCGGAAGCATACAAGAGTATATTATTGAGCGACTACCTACGCTTACTGTTAAAGGTAAAGACGGCAAAACATATAACATTAAAGTAGCCGAAGAACTACCAGAGGACTTTGAGTTTGAAAACAAGCGAGCCGAGATGTTATTCACGCAGCAGCTTGTAGACCAAAACCAAGAAATACATAAGCTTGCTACTGAGTTTAATAATAAGCAAGCAGAAGCCCAAGCTAACGCAACAAGATTGTCTGACGCAAGAGCTGTATCTAACGAACTGACTGAACTACAGGACGAGGGCTTACTACCTAAGTTCAAAGAAAAAGTAAGTAGCACTAAGTTGCAAAAAGACCCAGCCTACCTAGAAGCTCAAGAAGTGTTTAAGAAGATGCAAGATATGAACAAGAACTACGCTAAAAAAGGCTTGCCATATCGTGTTGGACTTCGTGACGCTTTGCGTGAGATACAACTAAACAAACTGACTGAGAAAGACCAGACACGCAAGACTAAAGCTACAGAAGAACGCAAGAAAGTTGCTAGCAAGTTAGCTGGCGGTGGTAGCACTAAAGAGGCTAACGTTAAGCCTAGAGTGCAGCGTGGTGAAACAATATCTGACATACTTGACCGAGCATTGGAGACATGGGAATGATACAAACTATGTTGGGCGTATTAGTCGCTAAAAAGATTATGACTGAAGAAGAAGCTATTGCGGTATATGAACAGCTTGAAAGCCGTCCTGTGCCACATCAAATAGACAGAGCTATAAAACAAATAAGCGAGCTACTTGCTGATATTAAATAATTAGTGGTAGAATAGCTATGAAAGACAGCGAGTCATGCTCGTTGTTTTTTATTTACTTAATAATAAAAGGAGTCAACATATGATTTTTACAAATCGTATCACTGACATAACCTATCAGGAAATACTACCTAGTCT